ACCTTCCACGGTGCTGGCGGGGCCGGTAGGTCCGGTAGGGCCGGTGATGTCTATGATATAATCCCCAACAGTTCCCCCGCTGTTCCCTGGTTCAGCCACCCACACGTCATAGGCAGATGGACCTTCCACGGTGCTGGCGGGGCCGGTAGGTCCGGTAGGGCCGGTGATGTCTATGATATAATCCCCAACAGTTCCCCCGCTGTTCCCTGGTTCAGCCACCCACACGTCATAGGCAGATGGACCTTCCGTTCCAATGGTCGTCTCAATCTTTCTGATGTCCTCATGGGTGGCAAATCCGTTGTTGTGGGCAATGTCAACAACAGCATTGCTGAGGTATGAATCCTTGAGCCGGATGTGCGTGCCATCGTGATTATTGCTAACCTTGAACTGGTGCCCGCCAGGACGAACCCTGGTCCGATCAATATAATCAACGATTTTGAGCAATGTCGATCCGCGAACAAAGCCCTTGCTATCTGCGAGGATTGCCCGAAGTGAAAGATCTGGTTCTGGCGCTTTTGGCATATTAAACGAATGTCACCTGGTTGTAGAAGACGAAAGTGTCACAAATATACCAAAGCTTCACATTTGGATCGGAGCATACTTGCTCTGCGCTTCGCTCTGTCAGCACCATACCATGGTTGAAGTTGATGTTAGAGACGCCATTGGGCCGCAAGTTGGACCGCCAGCGAACATAAGGCCAATCGAAGCCGAATTGCTGGCTTACAGGGGTTTCGCTAGTGGTTTTATACCAATCAGTTAGTGGGCTTTGGGGATTGAAATCGTTAGTGGTCACGGCTGAGACCATGCCCAATGCATCGCCATACTCGACGACGTTGCCGGTATCGTAAAGCTCAGGATTGAGCAGTGGATCTAAAGCGGCGTCAGAGGCTACCCTGCTTCGATTTTCCCCCAGGTCTGAGTAGTTGTTAAATTCAGGGCCATGAGAATGGTGCGCCTGCTTGTAGAGGGACACAGTCCCGTTAGTAAGCGTCCAAAGACGATCATCACTGTCATAGTTTAGCGTCCACCCACCGTAACTGTATGGAAAATTGTTTACGCTGGTGTATGCGAACCTTGTCGTGGCATCGCCGGGCACTACAGTGTCCTTGGTTAACGTGATTTTAATTTCATTTCCGGGCCATTGAGACTTAGGCACCCCCACCAGCGAACTCATTTCAAGCCCAGTAAAGATGCGAGCTTCGAGAGTGCCATCACTAGGAACCGAATTGGCCCCCCAATTTGTCCCGAAGCCGACGACGACAAGATTATTCTTCGTCTCGTCGAACGGATCAAAGGCGTCGCCATTGGCTATATAGCAATCCTGAAAGCTGACGCCAGGATCGGTAAACGTCATCTTGTGATGCAAAAACTGGGAGTGAATGTCACCGTCCTCATTGAGGAGCACGATCCTGGTGTTTGGGCCGCCCGTTGATGTGTATTCCAGATCTGCGCTATAAGCAAGACGAGTGAATTTCCCAACGCCACCCAAACCGCTGGATAGCGGAGGCAGAATCCCGTTGTAGCCACGGTAAGTCACATCTACGGACCATCCTCCGAGAGCTGGCGATTTGTTTATGTCAATAATGTAAAAATTACCTAAAGAGTCCAGGTCAGTCGTCCACTCAGCGTTTCGAACAACCCCCAACGACTCCAGAGCTAAGTCCAGTGAGCCCTCCGCCTGAATTAGTTCATTAGCAACAAAGATAGTGGCGGACCCAACATCAAAGCCCGTCTGAGGCTCGCTGACAGTAGGACCGGACGTTATCAATATGTTGCTAACGTCGCCATGTAGAATAGAGCACGCTGGAGGCATACATTAACACAGACGGTCAACTTGAATGTATTAAACTACATCAAGCTCGTCATAATACTCTCGGATCTTATCAATATTTTGAGCAATGCTACCAGAATCAACCGCAGTTATTGCCTTTACTATTGCCTCCTTCATGCCGCTTATGGCATCAGTTATATCTGAAGCAGCCTCAGTGAAAGAGCCTGTCACAGATAAGCCCACACCCGCCCCCTGCTCCTTCACCGACTTCTCCCCCTTCTTATTAGGGTCTTCCTTATTGCTCTTTTCGTCAATTAATTGGTTCTCTCTAATATTCAATTCCGCTTGCCTTTTTCGCTCTTCTTCCAGCGCAGCTTTTTCTGCCGCCGCTTGAGCTGCGGCTTCTTTGCGAGATTCTAGGAATGCCTGTTTTTGAGCTTTTAACAAATCTTGGCGACGTTGCTGAGTCTTCTTTCCCTCACCACCAACAAGCTTCCCTCCGCCAACTGATCTCCCTGTAAGGCTTGCGCGATTCCCCTGCACAGCAGTGCCGCCAGTTTTTGATTTTCCCGCTGCGCCTGATGCCCTCTGTATGGCTGATTGCAGATTCTTCAACTCGCGCTCAGTGGCTTGTATCTCTAGGTTCGTTCCCGATGTGGACTTCTTAAGCTCTTTTAGCTTGCTAGATGCTAATTTAGCCTGCCCCTGAAGCTTATCAACCTCAACTTGCTGTTCGCGACGAACATCGTTTCGGGCGCGTCCCTTGATGTCGCGATTGCCGTTATTGTCTCGGATTTCTCCAGGCAATGAGTCAGCCCTTCTATCTAACCTGTCGATTAAGGAGTTGACATCAGATACTTGCTGATTAATTGCTCTCTCTGCAATTTCGGCAGTTTTTTTCGCAATGTTGTCAGCCTCTTTCTGTGCCTCTTTCTGCTTCGTTACTTCCTTTTCAAGCTTCAGCTTTTCTTTCGCCTGAGCATACGCTTGTTGAGCGCCAATATTTTGAGTCTCTTTTATCTGCAAGGCTAACTTGGCCTCTTCCTGGCTAAGCTTAATGGCCTCAGCATTGCCCCCGAGCCCAGCCTGAGCCCTGAGAAGTTTCATTTCATCCTTAGCCGCCCGCCTGGCCGACTCTTCCTTTTCTAGCTGCGTGGCGGCATCCTCCTCGCTCAACTTGCTGCGCTTCTCCTCGATCTTCAGTAAGTCTTCGGCAAGGGATCTCCTAGAGCTTTCGTCGCCCGAGCCTCCCATGCTCTTCATTATATCACTGATGCGAGATGCTCGCATAACATCGTCTCGGCCAACCAACTGAGAGCTTGTGCCTATGTCATGAATCTCGCGAGCGAGCGTCAGGACGCGCTTGGCTTCCTTCTGGGCGCGGCCAAAGCTCCACTCGGGATTGTTCTTCTCTATCTGTTTGGTTATCTCGGAAAGCTTCTTAGCATAGGGAATGCTAGAGGCAAATCCCAGAAGGTCGCCCCTCCCGCTCTTCGCTTGCGTCTCTCTGAGAAAGTTCTCAAGCTCTCGCGGAGCGCTTGACCCAAGCCCTAAATCTAATGTAACAGCGTCAAGCCTTTTCCTTGAGTCCTTAAGTTGATCAAGGGCGGCTTTTGTTTTTTCCAGGGCTGCAATCTGTTTTTCCTGGTTCAGCGATGGCGAATCCTCCAACGCCTTTCTTTGGCGCAGGGTTTCTTTCGTTATGTCCGACTGAATATCATGAATGCGAGCAATAGGAACTGAGTCTTGCAGGGCGTGAATCTTCTTCTGGGCCTCAGCCTGCTCCTCTAAAGCTCTCTTGGATCTGCCGTCATTCAATGCCTTCTCATGAGCCAGCTTGTCCTGTCTATCAAGCTCCGCGCTCACAGCCTTAAGCTGAACTTCCTGCAATCGCCTGCCCTCAGTAGACGTTTCATCTCCATTCCTTATGGACTCCTTCAGCCTCTTCTCGTCCTGTAATAGCTCCAGGTAGGCAAGCTTCTGGCTATCCTCATCATTGCTAGTCCTTGATGCCTTCAGATTGCCTTGAATATCCCGCGACGATTCGGAGACCCTATCCATCTCATCCTCCAGTGCCTTGATTTTATCTGCCTCCCTTTGAATCTCGCCAGCAGTGAACGCGAGAGCGCCAACAAACAAGCCAATCGCCCCTCCCCCCAGGAGTCTACTTGGGGTCGCTAATTTCCAGAAATTAGCAGCAGCCTTGCCCGATTTCTTGTAGCTCTTTTGCGTTTTTGTGCCCAGGAACTCAAGCCTATCCATCTGCCTCGTAGCTTGTGCCATCGACATTCCCGATGCGACAGAGTTGGCTCGGTGGGCCGCAGTGTTCGCTGTGATGGCCGCTGTGTTAGAGAAAAAGCCTGCCGTCGAGGTTGCCAATCCCACAGCAGTCTTGCCCAGGTCCGCAATAAAAGCAGCGAGCTGAATCGCCTTAATCCCAGCGTAAAGGCCAAGCGCGGCCTTGGCCATGCCCGAGAACAACTCCTTGTTCTCCTGAAAGGTTGAAGCCGCCGATCTTATTACTGATACCAAATTCTCAAAAGCCGCAACCGATACCTTTAGGAACTGGGCTAAGTTTTGCCCAAGCTCCTCAGCCGAGCCCGACGCGATAAAAATCTCCAGGGCATCAGAAGCATCATCCACGGCTTTCCGCATAGCCTCGCCGAAGCCACCGTCGCTAATGGTGAGCTTCAGCTCATCTAGTCGAGACTGTAGGATCTTGAGCGCCCCTCCTAGATTGTCCTGAATCTTGCCCGCTAGCATCTCAGTGGTTCCCGCAGACTCCCTGTTGGATTGCGTTAAATTATCAAGCTCCTCAACGTTAGAGCTAAGCACCAAGCCTGAAGCTGCCGCCCGTAAGCCGAATATATCAGAGGCGGCACCTAGCGCCATTGCGGAATCTGATGCACCGTCCATCCCACTCTTGATGCGACCAAATATATCAACCAGCGAATTGGTTGCTGGGTTCAGCTCACCTATTGTCAGTCCGAGTGCGGCAATAGCCTTCTTGGCTTCGCTAGTTGGATCGGAAAGCCTGAGAATGATGTTTCTGAGGCCAGTCCCTGACAGGCTCCCCTTAATCCCCGCATTCGCCAATAAACCAACAGCAGCAGCAGCGGACTCAATATCAACGGAACCAGCGGCAGCAACCGGCCCGATCTGCTTCATCGCCTCCCCCAGATCGAGGACGTTTGTATTTGAGCTGGCCGCGATATTCGAAAGCACGTCAACCGCTCGACCGGAAGATTCCGCAGCAAGCCCGAAGCCCTGCATGATATTGGAGGCGATATCCATCGTCGTCGCCAAGTCCAGCGATGCAGCCGCAGCAAGATTAAGGAAGTCCTTGCTGCTTTCCAGGATTTCGTTAGTCTCAAATCCAGCCTGCGCCAAAAACGCAAATCCAGCAGCGGCTTCTTTAGCGCTAAACAGAGTTGAAGAGCCAAGCTCCCGAGCTTTATCTGTCAGCTCATCGAATTCCTGGGAGTTTGCGTTAACGAGAGCGCCCGTCTTGGACATCTCTCTCTGAAAATCAATAATTGTTCTCGTAGTGCTAACAATGGCAGCACCACCAGCAAAGAAAGAAAGAGTCCCAAGCCTCCTGGCGGTTGACTCTAAGGACTTTATTTGTTGCTGTGCGCGAGATATGCCTGCCTCAAATTTTCTAGAATTGAGGTCTAGCTCTCCGCGCACTACGGCTGTGCTTGACATGCCATTAGGCGAGCCGTCAACACGTAGGGGTCGCTATGGTCAAGTGCGACTTATCCGCGATCTTCGAGCCCGATCTCACTGGCGAACATCTGCGCCCACTCCACAGAGTCCTTATCTGAGGCTTTCTTCTGGCCGCTATTTAAAAGCGGTAGCTCCTTGGTGGATATATTCATATGCTCCAGTATGCAGTATATCGTCTGTTCGGGATTGTTAATCAGATCGTCCTCATAGCAAACTTCCAGATATGGGGCCTCGCTAAGAATACTTTCAAATATCCTACTCTCTTCGAGTATGGCGTCATAACACCACTTGATTCCATCAAAGCAATAATGCGCCTTTGGAATCTTCTTGTGCTTGTCGTTAAGGTGCCAAACCCCTGTCTTCCATGATTTATAGCGAGATACCGATTGAGCGACAACGTCTCTTCTTTTTAGGTATATGCAGTGAGTGAATTCCAGTGTGCTGTCGGCATAGTCAGACAACTGATCTAAGCCAACCAACTTGGCACCAAAAACGTCATTCTCAGTCTTTGTGCCGTTAACAATCCCATCGACGAACCCCTTGCCCTTGAGCAGATGATTAAAGTTAAGGGATCTGTTGAAGAACTCTTGAGGGTCGCCTGCTCGCTTTGTGGATCTAAGCAAATCACACAGATGAGTTGAGCCGCTTCTGGAGCTGCATAATATCGCGTATTTTGATTTCACTTATTCAGATTGTGTATTTCTTCTTTAATCCTGTTGAGGAAGTGGTTGATATGCAGCCTGCTCTTGTCAAGCTTGCTGAGGTAGAGGTGCGCCTCATCGACCTTGCCTAATAGACCTTTGATTTCAGAGATGTCATCATAAAACAATGGGTAATCTTTACCCAAATACTCCTCAATAGCAGGCTTCCTGTTTACGATGATTGGCGTCTCATGCGCGATGCACTCTAATATGACATTGGAAGCCGCCACCTCGAAATACTCGACTATCACAATCTGAGAATTTAGAATGTGGTCATACTTAGAGGGCAGCAGGAAATTGATCACGTCCGCATCCCTGACCTTTTCGCGTCCTTGGCTGCTCCAATAGTTTTCAACCTTTGCGTGATAGCTGTCTAGCCATTCCTGCTTATTCCAGACCCGCTTAATGTTGTATCCTTCTGGCAGCTCCACCTGATCGCTGAGGCAAGTGTTTCTCAGGTAGAAACCTAGCTGGTATAGATTCTTGTCACCAGAATTCTTCCAGCGCTTAACGCCATCAAAGCTAGCTGGGTGAGGCAATGAGACCACCTTGCAGTCCAGCCGAGTTCTCAGCCACTTTGCGGTCTCCTCGCAAAGAACAAAAACAATCTTCAAGTGCGGCTCACTCTTCAGGAAGGCTTCGCTTTTCAGTGCTAAGTCCAATCTCTCTCTTGTGTTGCCGAAGCAGGGAATATTCCTTGGGTGGTGAATAATCGTCGCCCAGGGTTCTGTGTAAGCATCACCGGCATCCTTGTAGCAAAAGTTCTGCTCGAAGAAATCCTCGAAAAGAATGCCGCCCTCTGATGAGATTGAGTTAAGGTGGCTCAGAACCCAAGGCCAACCAGTCCTGTGCAGCCCCTTCCCGATTACTTCTTTTGGGTCTTTGATCAGCTTTATCGAATCATACCCGGCCTCCTTATTGCTATACCCGCTTCCTGAGCATTTCTCGCACTCTAAGCGGCAAAGGATATCATCAATCAACAGCTTTACCCAGACCAACAGCCTTCTTAATATTACCTTTATTGCTTTCATTTTTAATCGGAGCCCCCATTATTACCGCTCGCATTTCATCGACTCCTTGAGAGTCATTTTCCAGATTTCTTTCAGACAGAAAAACAAGCTTAGCTCCCTTGGATATAAGGTGAGCATTGATCATCATTATGCCCTCGTCCACCCCTACTTCCCATTCGATTTCTTTTTTGCTTTTGCCGATTTTCGAGAGCGTGGTTTGGTAGAACCACTTGTATTCCGGCGCTTTCCCGGCTCGCTATCCTCCTCATTCTCGCCCTCATCCCCTCCATCCTCTGCTCCCATTGCCGCTGACTTAATCCGAGCGTGGATATCGTTACTCAACTGAACAACCTGTAATTTTAAATCGTCATTCGGATACACTTCGTTCTCCCATTTGATAATCTCCTCCAGCAAGGGGCACTTGGTCACCATCGGGGGCTCGATTTCATCGAAGGTCTCAGGATCATACAGCCCTGGCTTGGATACGGTTTGGTAGGACAGACTCTGGATCGTCTCTTCATCATTCAGGCACAGCCAGACAATGACGCTCGCATTCCTGAACACTGTAGTGTTGCCAATGGCCCCAATTCCCCTCAATTGCCTCCAAAGCTCTTGCCGGTTGAAGGAGGCTGGCCATAGAGGGTGCATGTCCCCCTCGGCGTCAGTGAATACAAGGGGCTTGCCGATTTGAGAGCGATGCACCTCTGCGGACCTAGCCTCCCTCAACAGCTCCTTGGCTTCCTTGGCGCCTTCGGAGAAACGTCCAAATGTCACTTCCCTTGATGGCTCTTCCTGCATTGAGTCATCTTCTGCTTCTTTAATAGTTTTGATTGCCATGATGTTATTTTAAATTAATTTCGGTTGTCCGTATTTAGAACCACTGCGCCTGAACATTGATTTGAGCTTGTCAAATGCCGCCGCGTTTTTTTCCTGAATATACGCATGTGCGGTCGTTTTGTCGGATATTATCTTAAAGGTTCTTCTGCTCGGCCCTTTCACGATTGATTCCACAAGATCGTATTTCCCAACGATGGAATTGGCACCATACAGAACAGGGTGCTCTGGATCGGCGTCTTCTAGAGCATTAGCCCTACCTCGATTGCTGGGAGAGCTAATCAGATCCCGAATCTTTTCAGCGTCCCAGACAGCCGAAAGAAACTTGCTGCCGTCTTTTTGCACTGAGGCAGATGTAACCCTAGCTTTGGGTGAGACAACAAAAACAGCTCGACCATCTCTAGCCTGGGGAGTCACTGTAAATCCGCAGGCGGATAACGATGCGGCGACCTCATCCGAATTGGTGACCATCATTTCGGATGCGCCCACCAGCTCAGTTACGTCAAGACCAGTCGGCCTCAAGACGCTTGATTCATGCCTACCCTTAAGCGCCCCGCATGTGCATTTCATTTCGTCGAGCAGGTAGCTGAAGGGATGAAACTTGTCGTCGTTTATTAGCGCTGTTCTAGTAGTATGGTCCCATGTGTATTGGTAGAGCGGTGCCCCCTCCTCCACAGACCTCTGTAGCGCCCTGTGGTTAAGCAGGGTCTGCGCGGCGTATAGAGCAGGGTGCTCTGGATACTGGTCGTCCAGGAGGCACAGGCGGCCCTTGCTGGACTTCTGTGTCAGCCCATACCTTATGTTGTTTGAGCGATAATTATGCTTGGCACCATCAAAGCCGATTGATGTTACCGAAGGGGTGATGGTGAAAACGTATTGAAGATCGCCGGTTTCGCTAAGCGCTCCCTGACCACCCCTTGTCTTATTCTTGCGCTTAAGCGGCGTCACCGATTTGAGCGACGGCTTAAAGCCCAGAACTCCCGCCACTACAGCAAATAGCGGTGAGCGTGTCTCGACTTGAACACTGCCTGAGCTACCCTTGAGGGCAGCTTGAGAGGCGTAACTTGGCGCAAATGATTTTTCCATGGCGAATTCACGCCATGAATGAATCAGCTCTTCTTAGCCGAATCCTTGCTTGGCGCTTTTACCTTGACGGTTGTTTCAGTTTCAGTTTTAGTTTTAGGCTTATCGGAATCCCCGAACATAGCCATCAACTTTTCCTGAGCGTCAACTGCGCTTCGCAATCTTGCCTTAATATCTTCACTCGTCCTGCCCTTGCCCACAGACGCCAATTGCGACCGAAGGCTAGACAAGCGGTTAAGCTCCCTAATGTGGCCAGGAGTCATGATTAAGCGATGTGAGGATAGCAGGTCACAGTCCAGGACATCTCAGGGTCAGAACCCTTAGATGATGAAAGGCTAGGCTCCTTGGCGATGCACATTCCATCGGTAGGTTCTTGACCAAAAATCTCAGCACCCGCACCGGTTCCGAAGTTGGCGAACGGAAAGCTGACAGTTCCGACCTGTGTGCCTGGAGCCACGTTAGAAAAGTCAGTAGTTCCACCTGCCGTGCGAGCCAGCGGATTGCCGCTAAGGCTCCACTCAAGCTTGGGGTTGAACATTTTAATGGCTGTCACACAACCGTCAGGGTTGGTGTATTCGGTCTCGTCCCGAGACGCAGAAACCGTGCAGCTATTCACAAGAACGTTAACCTCGTCCACCAGGGTGGTTGAGATGTCTACTGGAACGTCCGATCCGAGAGTAATTGAGCAAGTTGAAGCAGGCATACACTAACCTATGGCGTCAACTAACCGAGACCCAAAGGGCTTGCGTCAACCTATCTATCCAAGCCGTCGTATTTGGCAATGATAGGAATGCGATACTCGTAAGCGGAGTTTCCCTCCATATCCGACTCAATAATAGAGGAGTTTACTGGCAAGGTTCTCTGCACAAAAACCCCCGTGATGCTTTGGCTTGATAGGTATTTAGAAACAATGATCAAAACCTCGCCGAAATACATCATCCAATCCCATGACGCCTCGATGATCTTTCCTCGATTCGGACCAGCCGCTACCTCCGCAGTGGACGGCATCTCAAACTTCAAAACCAAATCAAATTGCCACAAAGCAGTTGGGCTATTGCTTTCGGTTGGCTGCTCGGAATCCCCTATATCTAAAGATAGACTATTCTCAAACACATCCCCATTATCGCGCAGTAATATCGTCATGCCGCCGATGATGTCAGATCCGCTTAGGGCATGAAGGTGATCGTAAACGCCTAGCAGGGTTGGGATGCTGGGGTCAACTGGCAAATGAATATCCATATGCTTGCTCGCCGCGTCAATTAACTGAAACCATTGCGCCGCTTATTGCGTTTCATGTCTTCATACATGAAGATGCCTAGCTGCCTAGCGACATCAGCCTCCTTTGCCTTCAAAACCCCTCCCTGGACATCCTTGAAGGCTCTGGCGAAGTTTTCTAGAAACCCATTCGGCCTAGCCTCCGACTTCTTCGCCTTCTTGGCGTTCCCAGGCACTGGAGACTTGTAGCGACCATTCCCCCGTCTTTTTGAACCCTTGGATTTGAATTGTTTTAGAGCGGGAATCCACCCTGCCTTGTGATACCCCGAAGAATTGACGGCAGCAGTTACGAATTTAGCAACCAAATGATTCACCTCAGCCCTGTTCTTTAGGGTAGCTAGCTTTCCTTTCTTACGCAAGGAAGCGATAGTAATCGCCTCGGCTCTGGTCCCGTTGTATTTTGACCTTGACCTCCCCCTGGGCTGAGACACTCTCTGCATCATGTAGGCTTTGATTTCCCCTGGGTCTGCCCTCCTTGTTCCCGAGAAAGCAAAAGAAGCCCAGAGCCTACCCGCAAGATTCAATGCTCCAGCTCGGTCGCGCTTGGTGTGCTTTGCAAATCCATCCAGAGCCTTCCTGAATCCACTGCCGTCAACTATCAGCGTGGCCTTCATCGCAGTTTGTCCAATGTCAGCTTGGCTATTGGCCCATCGATATACTCAGCCTCCACAACTTTGTATTTGATGCCTAGACCGTTTTTTGGTCCGAGTAACAAATGAGTGTTCTCGTTGGGTGGCTGCTCCTCCATCTCGCTGACCGGGAAAGTCACAATAGCTGTATCGGTGCCGATCTGAAGCCTCTCAGACTCCAGCAATACCCTGGCCGAAAGAGTTCCATTCACCTGCCTTATGGACCACTTTAGGGAGGAATATTCATACTGATCCTCCCAGCCATCCATCAAAGACTCATCTCTCTCATTCATGTCAAGTGTTGCTTTCTGATGTTCCCTTAGCCGCAGTGGAACGGTTCCCTGTTTCGTTTGTGATATATATGCTTCGTCGAGCATTCGCGATACCCACAACGGTAACATAGTCCCCAGCAGTTAAATCGCCTATGGGGGCAACTGCGCCCGCCGCGTTACTAGAGACGCAATAAATCTGCCCCTTGCTCAGGTTGGGTGCCCCAATATCGAGATCTGGATCATACCAAGCAAGCACAACAGGCTGTCCTGGCTCAGCGGCACACAATGCAATGCCTTCAAATTTGCTTTCCGCTAGGGTAGAGGCAAACGCGAGCCTGTATAACCCAGTAGCGTCACGGTAGAGCGCCTGACCTGCGGTAATGGAAACGGCAGCGATTCCATTTACTTTCCTGGAATCGGAACTGGCTTGGGTGCCTGATGGGCTGATGTTGAGATCTGCCATAATTATGAAACAGCAACAGTGGAATGGTTGCCTGGTTCGATTGTCACATATATGCTGTCGCTAGCATTAGCAACGCCTATCAAGGAAACGAAATCGCCCAACCCCAAATCCGAGAAGGGAGCAATGGCACCAGCCGTGCTGGATGAAACGCAATAAGCCTCCCCCACCGCAAGAGTTGCGCCAAGGTCCAAATCCGAGTCTCGCCGCGCCACCACAACAGGCTGACCGGCAACTGATTCACACAGTGCAACGCCCTTGAAATTAGCCTGAGCCAGCGTGGTGGCTATCGCAAGCTTGTATGTGCCGTCAGTGTCGAGATAAAGGGCTTGCCCAGCAGAAATAGCAACGCCAGCAACGCCCGTTACCTGCCTTGCCCCGAAGCTAGCCTTAACGCTGCCTGGTGTGATTACTAGATTTGCCATGTAATTAACTTTGAGCTTCCCCTTTTCTTTTTCTCTTGTCCGCAAGAACCGCCCCTCGAGGACCAACTTTTCTGTATCTCAACTCGTGCGTAAGCTCGTCTATCGCCATGGAGAGCTTGCTGGTATTCGCCGCCATCTCGCTTCTAGCCTCTTTTCGCTCTCCCCTCTCCTCGCTCAGTAATAATTGAATAAACTCCTGGTGAATAGAATCTTTTTTTACGATGATCTTCAGGAACAACATGATAAGTCCGAAGAGGGCAAACAGAACTAATCCTGTTAGCCCGTGCTCCGCCCATAAGGACTCACTGGAAAGCTCCTGGCTCATAACATTAACTTTTTAGCCCTCTCACCGTTAGGAATAGATGTAAGCTGGTTGCGCTAGTGGCTAGAAACATTGCTAGCCTAATTGTTGATTGCAGCTCCATGCTCCAGTCTTGTAGGGCTCCCTTATGAGCAGCAATAGCAAAGATAAGTGCTCCTGCCCCTATCGCGCACTCTCCCAGCATTTGCCAGGACAAGGATTTTGTTAGCTTTTTTGAAGCCCCCTCAAGAAAAGAGCTTTGCTCTCTGAGTTGGAGGGCTAGTTCCAGTGAAAGGCCAACTGTAGCAAAGCCCATAATTATAATAGCTCCTGTCAGTATCATGTGATCTGGCTGGCGCTTGAAGTGCAAGGGGTGACGCCAGGAGAGCCTTCGCCTAGAGCCATGACCGTTAGCGCCAAGCTAAACGGCTTTTTTTTATGCATCAAATGAGTTATTCCTCTTCCCGTCGTCAGCGTAATCGCCAACAACCACAGCAATCTCTTTGATCCCCAGCGCTGCTGACATCGCCATAACAATAAATTTTGCTACTGCTGGATTGAGCGCGTCTGCAAGTGGGCCAAAGTTAGTTAAAGCTGCCGCGACAAATGTCGCGGTTGCGGCGGTTGCGGTTGCAATTCGTAAAATACTCTTCATACCTATAGATCCACCGTCAAATTAAAGGCTAGCTGTTGTCTTTAATCGAAAAGCTCATACCTGCGTCCATTGAGTCAGTCTCCCAGAACTCGATGCAGCCGTCCTCTGGATCAAATGACACATAGACATCACCAAATAGCTCCTCTATAAAATTAAGCATGTCATACGCAGCCTCCTTAACGTTGACTGAGACATCGGCGGATTCTATAATATCTTTCGGGCAGGTCATTCGTTCGCTTTAGGTATGCTATTGTTAACGTCGTCAAAAGCAGGGCTTTCGAAAAACTCTCTTAGGGCATCGTCTAGCTTTTTCTGAACATCCTCGTTATTTTTGATCTGCTCCTCCCGCGAGCCTGCTCTCCAGCCCTCTGGAAATTTGGGCCTGGATTTGCAGCCTGCGCTTGAGAGCAGAAACCACATGCTCAGACTCAGAATCCCTGATAGCCGACATAACAACATTCTGTAATTCTTCTTCTTCATAAATACTTTCTTTCCAAAGGTCATAGTTTACTCGGCTCGCCTTGATTAAAAAGTAGCTACTAGCCGCCTTGATGAAGCCCCCAATGAGGCTTATTGCTGCAATGGGTTTTGATCGGCTTGCCATGCTTATTGTTTTGTGGTCAACTAAGCAAGAAAAATGGGGCATCCGGCGTGAACCGGATGCCCCATGGGTTTTGTTTAGTCTTTATTTTTGGCTCTAGCAGCTTTAGTTGCTGCCTTCTTAGCCGTTGGCTCAGCTTTGGGCTTGATACTGGCAGGCTTGGGGTGATCCGCCAAGCCCACTCGGCCCTTTACACTAACTTCCATTAGTAGCCGCTAGTTGGAACCCAGGCAATGGAGATCTCTCCAAGGCCAATTGATGCAGGCAGGGTGACGGTAACCTTTACCCGACCGTAGTCACGCCCGTCGAGGACGATGGGATCGGTGTAGAACGGCAACCCGCTTCCTGCGGCAGCAGTGTGAGACACACTAGCGCTACCAACAACGGTTGAGCCGCTAGAGCCGCCGATGTAATCAACGACAACGACAATCGAAGCAGCATCAGCCGCAGCCGCCAGCTTTGCACGGTCAGCAGGATCTTGAGCAACGACACGCAAAGCACCATCACCGCAGACAGTGCCAGCAGCGAAGAAGTTACCCTCAGAGGCTCCATCAACAGCACCTAGCTGAAGAATCCCCGTTACGTTATCAGTCACACCGTCCGTTGGGCTGGTGATGTTAAGGATCAAGTCCTTGTCGAGTGTTCCTAGAATATTTCTGTAAGACATATTAACTTAGTTTTTTTTGTTTGGATTAATTAAGCGTCAGTCGGAACACCGGCTTCGTCGCGAACCTGCTGGAACTTAGCGGCGACTGAAAGGCTATCACCAGCAGCATAGGACTTCATTGGAGCGGTCTCTGACTGAAGGATCGGCAAGCCAAACGGGAGCCATGTGTTGAAGCGACCGGAGAATGAACCGTCATCGCTGAGGATTTGGATGTTGCTGTTACGCGCTCCGTTGTTCTGGCGACCTTCGTAGAACGGCTGATACGCAAGCTTATGCATGAGCACATGCGAAGGTTGCCAAGTGGCTGGGAAGAGCGTGTGAGCACGGCTAAGGACAGTGTCCAGGTTGAGCCCATCCACCAAGATCGTTGGGACATTAGTGATCTTGACGACATCAATGTCAGAGTAGCTCTGTAGACCAAGGTCAGCATAGATGTGCTGAACATGAGCGCCGTAAGAGCCGCCATTCACTGCGTCTTGCACTTCAGTGTATTGACGCTCACCGAAATCGATGGTAGTGTCATTGCCCCATACGAGAGCGAGCCCGTCAGCCTGGGAGCCAGGAGCGGCACGCAGGAGATAAACATCGGTGAAGATGTCAGTTCCGGTAACATCGGTATTAATGTCAGCGGCACCAGATCCAACTGCATAATCTTTGTTGCCATTCCAAACCTCCTTCAATGCATCAACGGAATAAACGCTCACGTCAGGGAGGCCGAGCATACCCTTGGTGCTTCCTTCAGCTTGACCATACCAGAGTTGCTTCTCTGCGCGGCGCAATACGTTGGAGACCTGTTGAGAAAGATCGAAGTCGAAGCGGGATTGACCCAAAGCGCCAAAACCTTTGCTGCGCTCTGCACGGGCAATGCGCTCTTTAACTTCCACCTTAACATCAATACCGTATGTCTTGGTTGTCACCTTGTCGAAGTCGGTGGATAACGTAAGAGCACCTTGGCCGTAGTTGGCCCAGATGTCTACAGAGCCCTGATCCTTGAGGCGAGGAGTCTCATATTCAGTCCCCGAAATAATCTTAGTCGGAAGAGCGTTGAATAGAGGCGTGGCTTTTTCTGCCACCTTGATGACCTTCTGCTCTGTGCGAGTTTGGCCAAACTTTGTGATGTCGTAGTATGAAATACTCATTTATTGATAATTTATGTTTTCTGAATGTTTTACTCGGAGACAAAATCGCCCTCGTCGCCATACTTCTCAGTGGCGCGAGCGAGAAGAATGAAAGCCTCTTGATTGTCGGGAAGGCTGCTAAGATCGACTTCGCCCTTCTTCCATTTCTTGGAGAAGCTAAGGTCAGCCGCCAAGCTCTTGTCGGACTCAACTTTTTCAGCCCAAGTCTCAGCCACAGGCTCCTCAACGGGCTTAATGGCAGGCTCAATGCTAGCTGCTGGAGGGGCTGGTGTAGCCGTCAGACCCATGATCTCGAATTGCTTTTGAACCCGAGCATTAAATTCAGCTTCCTCTGCGGCCTTGTCAGCAGCCTCTTTAGCTGCCTTGTTAGCCGATAGCTCTTCAGCCGTTAAGCCTAGAACCTTCAGCGCATCCTCTTCAGAAAAGCAATCTGGGGCTTTTGTTTTTTGGGGCGCGGAATTGATTCCGGCAACCACTTGTGATAGTTCGTTAACAACACCAGAAAGATCAGTAACTTCCTTGCTGAGTGCGTCTAGGGATTCTTTTGACATAGAGTTATTTTTAGTAGTGTTATCATCAGGCTTTGTGCCTTCGATCTTGCTATTGCTCTTGACGTCAACTAGCTTCAAATTATTCGTTGCTAGGAACCTGCTAAAAAACGCTTTTGCCCTGTCAGGGTGAATCCCGAAAGAGCTAGAGTCAGGCGCATGATCCGAAATCCCAGTGATATAGGATAGAGCCTCGTTGGCTATATCCAAGACTCCGTTTTTGGATGAGTAGAACAAACCTTTGGGATTTGCCGCCGGCGTATCGACTGCATCAATTGCCGTTAGCTTGTGGAGCCTTGCGTGCTTAAGGTTGTCCACATTTCTCTCGTCTGGGGTGACGAACTGACCATCCTCGTTAAGATTGGCAAGACGATACTCATCCTCGGCCTCGATGTCCCTTTGAAAAGAAATGGACATGCCGAAATCTTCTGGACTCTCCTCTGCTAGCGTCATGACGTAGTCAGCTAGATTGCCGTCAGGCGTCTTGGTAGATGCGTTTGAGAAATTCAAATCGAAGACCACACTGTCACCGGCTTCGTTTAACTTTGCGTTTCGGCCCTTACCAAGGGATGTTCCAATGCCGTCTCCAGACATGCTAGGGTGAGCAAATCGAATCTTAATTCCAAGATTGCCCTTGTCGTTGATAGCGTCGACGACTTGACTCAGCATAGTTTTGTCTATGTAAGAATTATGACCCAAAGCCTCGCCCTCAGCGATGGCAGAGACTCCGTAAATAACCCCGAAGCCGTCGCCGCCTTTGCGATCAACGCCTTGAGCTTGTGCCTTGGTTCTATCCGACCTAAATACAGTCGGTGCCGATGCAAACAATGTAAGAGCTGACATGCCTTAAGGGTAAGTGTCAACCTTCGAGTCCTTAACCTTCAGCGCTAGGGGTTCGCTCAGGAGCACCGTGAGTGATCACCTGGTTCATTGACTTGGTCTCTCTGAGGTATGCCGCCACATACTCAGGCGAAGGCGACCAGTCGCTCTCACCCGAATGCATGCGTATATCTTCAATGTGGGCAGACAACTCCTGGTTCTTCATGTCCCGAATCCTCTGAGGGCTCCGCTCAAATTTGCTTTGGTATATTGAATCCGGTATTAACCCAGCCTGTCGCTCCGCAAGCAACTGCCTGCCCTCGCGACCTGGGTCGACCGAAATATCGGGAGGGTAAATGAATTCACCCTTGATCAACTCATCGACGGGTATTGAGGCGATTCTCACGTCGTTAGCTGCCCTGCCTTGGAGCAATGCGGCCTGAACAATAGGCTTGGCTATCATCTTGCCCAAAGACCTCCTCCTGCGCGTAAACTCTCTTTGCGCCTTTTGCTGATCACCACGCTCAACCGTCCCTTGCCCAGTCTTGTCGTATCGCAGATTAATGAAGGAAGGGGGCAAATGGACTGAAAATGCAGCACTCTCCATCAATGCGTTGACAACGGAAAGGAGCATCTTTGAGTCCAAGTCGAACTTGGCTGGCTCAAACTCCTTGCCCTCTGGAATACCCCAAACTTCCAGCAACTCGCCCATATCAATCCTGGTTGGCCCGCACTCAGAACAACCTTCGCCACCACAAGCTTCGCAACTCTCGGAGCCCTGCCCCATCCCTGGCAGATCCCCAATATCACCATCACCACCCTTAAGGAATCCAGCTAGTTTGGAGAAGAACTCTAGGCGGTTTGATGTTGACTTGAGTGTCCTGACAACGCTCTCAACCGAGTCCAGGCACTGCTCAAAATCAGACTTACCCCTGTCCTCATCAAGGTAAAGCGAATCTGTTAAAAACCAGAAAGCTCTGCCGAACTCATAAGACACATCATACTCCCAGACTGTCGGCTGCTGCGCTCCGTATTGCGGCTTGTCTTCGCTCACCTTGAGCCGCCAAACATGCACCCGAACAGCTCGCCCATCTTTATTGAATTCGATCCCGTTCCTATATCGGTTGTGGTTCCTTAAGTTCTGCGGGAACTTGTCAGGATAATAAGAGTCTCCCGAGGTAACACCTGGAGTCGGGTTTCCAATCCTTGCTCCAGGTATTGGCTGTAAGCTCAAAAACCTGTCATCTTGGCTACCTTGAACAGCAGCAACGCCTACATCGCCCCCTCTCGTTTTCTCAACCTCGATCAGCCCCAAAATATCAAAGAACGACTTAAGTCCGCGCAAGTCAGCCTTGGAATCCCATTCTGCTATAAATTCGCTGATTTTGCTATTCCACTCGCTATTGCTAGTGCCAGGCTCATAGCCGGTTGGTGGCACATACGTTTGCAGGTCTCGTAGCACAGACTTCAAGAGGGGGGTGTTCCTAAGCTGCACCTCAACTCGATTTCTAAGAGTCTGCTTCTCCTTGCCCTCAGTTCCGCTATTGGCGGTTTCTGATTTCGACTTCCCATACTTCCATTCAAGACGGCTTCGATCCGACGTGGTGTTCTTTCTCTCGGACTCGTTAGAATATCGAGGATCGTCGCAACACGCAGAAAAGGCGACACGGTCATCAAACCGCCGCTTTGCCATCTTGGGAGATGCTAAGGCAAGTGCCTTTTCGAAAATTGATGGCTTGTCCATTTAATAAAGTTCTCTAGAATTTGGGTTCAGACCGCTAGGATTAATTCCCCCTCTTCGACGAGGGTTTCGAACCCCTGCATGCTTAAGCAATCCGCGCACTTGTAGCTGGCTGATTATTCCTTGCGACAGCTCGTTGAGGGTGCAATTGAATTCATGTGTAGTCGAGCTACCTCCAGCAGACGATGACGAGACCCTCTTGATAATCGAGTTGATCCCCCTCTTCTCGACCAGCTTGGAGACTTCGGTTTTTAGTCCCAGTATCTGCTCGTCACTCAATAGCGACAATGTTGCATAAGGTGCTGCCATTATTTATGCCAACTCGTCAACCGAAAGCATCTAAACCGAAGACGCCGTCAGAATAACTTTGAGGCAATTGAAATTTTTCGCAGTCCCAAGCATGATCGTTTTTGCCCTCAAACTTTCCACCGACCATAATCTTTGAGCGAAGCTGCTTATTATACCACCCTGGAGCATCGGTGGGGGTCTCCCACTTACATTCAGTCTCTTGGGCCATCAAGCGAGCTAAGTGTTGTGATATTGTTGTGACTCCAAAGTGCAAACTGCGGCAATACACGCCATTTCCAGCGCTTTTTGTCTCCACAGCGCTCCATGGGCGCTTGATAGTGCCGTTTTTCGTCTTGATTGCCCACGTTTCGCGAGATGGGGATGCCTGGATAGCATGCCAGTTATTCTTCGCGCACTCAACAAATACTCTGTAGTCCGACTTCATTCCAGGAGTGTGCTCCCCTTGCCACGCCGAATCAACGAATACGCGCCCCGCTATCCACTTTCGGCTAGATTTGAACCCTTCCCAAACGCCAAATTTCTTCTGAATACCCTCCAATTCAGACCAGCTATTCACCTGATCCGCATAAAGCATCCTAGAATCACCATTGCTTGCCCACATCCGTATAACAACAACGAAATAACCATCCTGCACGTCCACCGTCATGTTCCGGCAGCGATGATCCGGCCCTAAGACCATTTCATCACTCCAATCAGTGTCGCCCATTAAATAGCCGCCGGACTGAACGTGCCCATCCGATGTGTGCTGGTCATTCTTCCAGAATTCACCGAAATCCTTCTGAATCACCTCCTTGAGAGGCCCAATAATGCCTCTCTTAGCTGTTTTCTGCGCCTTAAGAAACCGCGTGATCAAAATTGACGCCGATCTCCTGGGGTTCGAGAATCCAGAGCACTGGCATCCAATGTGGTATTTAGGCCCCTTTGGGTTGGTAACAACGTAATGCCCCGTTGACAGGAGGTCTTTATATGCCCGATGGTCATCTAGATAAGTCTCAGTGCCGCATTGGCACGCTACCCTGATGGTTTTCGCCATCTCACCGTAGTCCCATACACCATCAGGGCAGGTAATATCGTTAGAATCCCACTTGTATGCCTTCAGGTTTAGGGCCTGGACTCGATTGCATGACTTACAGCCTATAGACCACTGCTCTTGCGTGGAGTCTTCCCAGAACTCAAAGAACTCGGATTCATCGTCTTCCGGTGTGGAAATAACACCGTGAAACTGGTCAAATAACTGATAAGCCTCCCCTCGCTTCTCCGCCTCGCTTAGCCTGCCATGTGTCAGAATTGATGCCTCATCATTCCAAACCCTTGGTGCTGGTCTCGATTGCAAGTTCTTCCTGTTTTCGCCTGACAGCATTACCAGGAAAGTCCCGTTTTGAAGCATTGCCAGATTATTCTTGGTATCGTAATTTTTGGCCCCAATCAACTCAGGAAGATAGGTCTTCAAGTCCGGCAGCATTCTGGTTGTCGAGAATTCCAACGTGTTCTGATCGTCCTGAGATAGCCACATCGTGTCACGAGGATCTTCGCGGTTGCCCCAAAGTATGCACGCCTGCATGAAGATAGTCTTACCTAGCTGCACCGGGAATGGCATTACTAATCGCCGGGTCCGCCAATCAGAAACCGCCTCAAATGGCCGCTTGAGCATAGGCACGTTTTCCATCTTATACGGAGCCTTCTCGACTCTGTATTTGATCCGATCCAGCGTCTCCCAGACCTGCAAACCCCTGACAACCTTCCTACTCATCTCCCTCGCCAACTTCGTCAACCACTAGGTGCGCCTCCAATTTAGCCAGGAATCTCTCAGCAACAGACACTACTGCCTCATCCCCCAGGAACGAGCGACGGGATTCCTCAACCGAGTCATAGGCAGACTGGAGAAATGCGTTGATGATCAATTCTGGGTGAATGTCGTCAGTCATAAGTGGTCTCAACTCCTTCCAGAGCAGCCGGGCTTGATTCTTTGCCGACCAGATCATCCTAGATCCGACTTTCGCCAACAAATGATCCAGCACCTCCAGACTGACCACTTCGCCCATCTCCTTCCGAGATGCGTCGAGCTTGAGGTCATAGTCGAGCAAGGTCTTGCTAGTCTTAGTCCACTCATCGTGGCTTTGCTTAGCGCCCGTGAGGTCGCCAACCTCCTTGCACGTCAGCCAATCGGAGTAAAGCTTCGGCTCAGCCTCCTCTAGCCTCCTCAGGGTCTCAGCAACCCCTGACAACTCCTTCGACTTCCCCTTCTTAGCGGGATTCTTGACCTTGATCTTGGTCTTCAGCAGCGCCTCCATCGCAGCTACCGCATTCTTGAGGCCAACGTATCCAGGCGATACCCTTTGCTGCTCGGCTACATGCTTATCTACTTCAGCAGGGTTCCAGATATCGATCCCGTCCTTGTTCGAATACCTCCTAAGCGTGGGGATGGACAGGCCGTAAACCGGACTTAGCTCTTTTATCTTGGGCTCTTCATCCACGTTTTACCCAAAAGCGTCAACTTTACTTAATTAGCCTGCAAAGCTTGACTACCAAAGCTTCTTCAGCCGCAGATATTTGCTCTGTCCTCGCTCCCCTGGAATGCGCCAACTCCGAGAAATCTGCCACCAGGACATGCAAAGCCTCATGTTTAGCCACCGATTTGATGAACTCTTTGCGGTTATCTAGCTTGTCTGGAGCTGAATGCCATCGAACAACGCAAGATCTCGCATCGCAATCTCGCATAACGTCAGCAATAGTCCCGTCCATGAGGTCACCTCTCTCTATGTAGAAATCAAAGTCAGTTATCTTCAAGCGCTTCATAGCTGCTCGAAACGCCTTTTTAAAGATCTTGAAATCTGAATTCTTAAAAACCGGCTTGCTCATGAAATGATTCCGAGCGTCAACAATCCGCCCAGGCAAAGCCTCGATATTGAAAGTTTTGGGGTTTTCGCATGTATTTTACTTCCGTCAACCAGCAGAAGATCACACTTCAAAGCCCCTGATCCCGCCTGTCCCTAAGGCTAAGCCTGAAAAAGGG